CAATTAGGTAGATGTAGAGTTAGAATATTCGGGTATCATACTGACGATACATCTATATTGCCTACCTCAGATTTGCCGTGGGCGGTTGTTATGCAACCTATAACATCTGCAGCAATATCTGGTAAGGGAACTTCACCTGTAGGTCCATTAGAAGGTACTTGGGTCATCGGTTGGTTTTTAGATGGTGCTGATAAACAACAACCATTGATAATGGGCACCTATGCAGGCAAACCGAAAGAAAACATTTATAATTCTACAGCTGTATCTAAAGCAAAATCTATTTTTACGGAAGGCAATTACGTAAAAAGTGAATCAGGCGAACCTGTAGTAGATAGTCAGGGCAATCCCATTCTATCGGGTACTTCTACCACTACTGATAGTGTTATTACAAATATATTACCTCCACTTGATGTAAACAATATACAAAAATTAATGACTGCTATAGGTAATAGAGAAAGCAGCAATAATTACTTAATTGTCAACAGATCAGGATATCAAGGTAAATATCAATTCGGAGCAGCTGCGCTTATAGATTTAGGATATGTAAAGGCAGGAACAACTAATAGAGATCTTGCTAATGCTACAGTATGGACAGGTAAGGATGGTATGACATCCAATGCAGCATTTCTCGGTAGTAATACTGTACAAGATTCTGCTATGTATCAGCTGTTAAAGGTCAATTATGATAGATTACTAAAATCTAAAAAATTAACATCCAACGATCCACCAGAAAAAGTAGCAGGTCTTTTAGCTGCAGCACATTTAGTCGGTTCAGGCAACGCTGACAAGTACGACAAAAAAGATGGTAATGGAGTAAAGGCTGCTACATATTATTCTTTGGGTAGTATTTCAGTTGGAGGCACTGGGTTTGTGCCAAGGGAAGGCACAGATACTAGCGCGCCTGAATCTAATCTACCAGGAAACCCAAACAATCCATCTAATGATCCGTTTAAGTCCTTAAACCATCCTGCTATTGCAAAGTCAAAAGGCTTCGAGGATCCAAATAAAGTTTATCCAACTAAAGAATATGCTGGATTAAGTGATGTAAACAAACTTGCTATAGGTGATAGCAGTCATGCATCACTAATAGAAAAAGAAAATAATAGAATAAAAAATATACCTTTAGCTAATTCTGGTAGTACTTGGGAAGAGCCTGATTCTCCTTTCTCTGCTAGATATCCATATAATCATGTTCATGAAACAGAAGCAGGCCATGTAGTAGAGTTTGATAGCACCCCGGGCAGTGAAAGAATTCATGTTTATCACAAAAGCGGTACTTACATAGAGATAGATTCAAATGGCACTACTGTTAAAAAATCCAATGGTAGTAATTATGAGATAGTTGAGAAAAATAACTATATGTATGTTAAAGGTGCGTATAATCTAACAGTGGATGGTGCTACAAAAATTTATGTAAGAGACAGAGCGGATATACAAATTGAAGGCGATACCAATATTATCGGCAATGGAAATATGAATATTACTGCAGCCAAAAATGCTGCATTGTTTTCTAAAAATACTGTGGTAACAGGAACAGAGAGCATAGGTATAATATCCGATGGCGATGTAAGTATACAAGGCAGAAATATATTTTTAAAAGCCATAGGCAATATGAATTTGGATGCTGGGTCTACGTTTTCAGCTAGAGGTGGTATATTAGCAGCTTTACATGGTGCTTTGGTTAAAATAAAAATGGGCGCACAAAAATTGTCTCAATTGGGTGTCGCACTGCCGCCTCCTGGCGAAAAATCTCCAGAAGCCTCCGACGTAGCAGATCCAATAAAAGCTACTAATGATTATGATACATTTAGATTTGATTCTGGTGAGGATGAGGCAAGAGAATGGGCGGCAGGCAGAGTAAGTAGCGGTGCAGTAAATAATACAGTATTAAATGCATCTGCAGTTAGTAATAATGCTAATTTAGTTTCATCTGCTAGAGTACAGGAATGTGATTGCACTGAATTTAGAACCCTTAAAGAATTTCCATTGTCATTGAAATTATCTAAGCATTTTACACTAGGTGCAGTTTCTGGTGCAGCAGCAGTTAGTAAATATCCATTAAAAGAAAATGCTGGTCTTACTAGAGCGCAATTAGCCTGTAATTTAAAATTCTTAACTACAAATGCTTTAGATAGAATAAAAGATCGTTATCCTGATATGATAGTTACAAGTGGATTTAGACCAGGCGAAAAATCTGACCATGGTAGAGGTATGGCTGCAGATATTCAATTTACTAAACATAAATTTTCTGAATACTATGAAATCAGTCTTTGGATCAGAGATAATGTTCCATTTTCACAATTGCTTTTAGAATACGAGACAAGATCTAAAGGTACTATATCTTGGATACATATAGCACTTAATAGTAACTATAGTAAAAATCCTTTACCTACAGCAACATTTAAAAACCATGCTGTTTATGCTAGAAACCAATTCGTTAATCTAGGATAATAAATAATTAAATGGAAATAATAAGAAATTCTAGAAACTTCAAAGACATAGATACTTTGTTCGATCCTCATCCATTTACTAAAGATTTAGCTGTAAAAAAGGATGAGGAAGCTATAAAGAATGCCTTAATAAACCTCATCAATACAAGACCATATGATAGGCCATTCCACCCAGAAATAAGTTGCCAAATACATTCTTTACTGTTTGAGAATTTTACACCGGTGACTAAAGCAATTGCTGAAAAATCTGTTTATGATGTTTTAAAAAAATTCGAACCAAGAGTTGATATTTTAGAAGTAGTTGTTTCAACTTCGAAAACAGATTTAAATGAAATGATAGTATCTGTTGTCTTTATATACAACAATGTCTCTGAACCTATAACAATAAGTACAGCTTTAAGTAGAGCAAGATAATGTCGAATATTACTTTAGCAGATTTAGATTTTGACCTTATCAAAAGAAATCTTAAAAATTTTTTAAGAGACTATAGAGATAAAAACGGCGCACCTATATTTACAGATTTTGATTTTGAAGGATCAAACTGGTCTATTTTATTAGATGCGTTGTCTTATAATACTCATATTAACGCCTATTTGGCAAATATGATTATTAATGAAATGTTTATAGACTCAGCTGTAAAAAGATCATCTGTAGTTTCATTATCAAAACATCTCGGCTACACACCAATATCCACAAGAAGTGCTAGAGCTACTATTACATTTACAGTAAGTAGTCCAACTAACAGTCCACAGTTTTTAACTCTAGAAAGATATACTCCGTTTAATACTACTATTAATGGCGTTGTATATACTTTTATAAATTTAGAACCAGTAACCATTCAACCTGTAAATGGTGTTTATACTTTTAATAATGTTGAAATCGTTGAAGGGTTGCCTTTAGAATATGTCTTTAGGGTTAATGTTCCAGGACCAGGTGAAAAATACGAGATTCCAAATGACACAGTAGACACTACTACCTTAGTAGTTAATGTGCAAAAATCTTTCGCTGATACATCAATTACTTCTTACTCTTTAGCAGAAAATTTTTCCGGCATTACCGGTTTGTCTAAAGTATATTTTATTGAAGAAAATCCTTTAGAAAGATTCCAAATTTATTTTGGTGATGGTATAATCGGAAACAAGTTAGTTCCTGGTAATCTTATACGAGTTCAATATGTGGTAAGTAGTGGCGACGAAGCTAATGTTGCTGATTCTATAGATCAAATTTTTGAATGTGCCACAACTGTTGGCGGCGGTGTAGTGGATTTAGTAAGTACTATAATTAATTCACACGGTGGATCCTCAAAGGAAGATATAGAAAGTATACGTTTTAATGCTACAAAGTTTAATACTGCAAATGATAGAGCAGTGACTGCCGAAGATTACAAAGCTATTATTCAAGCATATTATCCATTAGCTGAATCTGTGGCATGCTGGGGAGGCGAAGAAACTAATCCACCTGAATATGGGACGGTGTATATTTCACTAAAACCATATGAGGGTTTTGCTATTAGTGAGGCCAAGAAAGAAGAGATATTGAATAATATAGTTAATGTTAAAAAATTACTAACTGTAATTCCTAAAATAGTTGACCCTGAGTATTATTATGTCAATTTAACTGTCAATGTAAAATATGACAATAAATCATTAAGTGTATCTTCATCTGATTTACAAAATAGTGTTACTAATGCTATTAGAAATTACTTTAGTCAAGACTTACAAAAATTTGACAAAGACTTTGTATTTTCTAAGTTAAGTAGAAATATAGATAATGTCAACGATGCAATTATTGGTAATTTGATGACAGTGAAATTGCAGAAAAGAATTTCTCCATCTTTAAATATTTCAACTAATTTCAACAATACTAATTCTATTAAATTTAATAATAAGGTAGAACCAGGCTCGTTAAGTACAACTAGATTTTTCGTATCTAGTGCAGCTACAATTGTCTCGGCTAGAATTTACGATCTTCCTAATACGAACCCACCTGATTTAAACGGCACAGGAACATTAGTATTAAAAAATGCCGATAATGGTTTAGTAATTGTTTCTAATTTAGGGTCTGTAAATTATGCTACGGGAGAGCTTTCAATAACTGGATTAAATGTATATGGTTATCCTTTGGATACAAATGATATACGAATAATGTTTACTGTTCAAGATTCGGCATTAGATATTCAAGTAAGTAAAAATCAAATATTAGTTTTAGATGATAGTACCTTAAATGCCTTAAGTAATCGATTAGATGGATTAACTGTTAACACTATAGCAACTACAATTTAATATGGAAAACAAATTACCAACATTACTTGAACTTCAAAGAAAATTTGAAGAAGGCATAGCGCTTGGATTGCTACAACCCTCAGATGCTAACAATATTGAAATAATTGACTTTAGCGATACTGAAAGAGTTTATGCTGTAGTAACACATACCGATGAAGGATTACTAGAATTAGAAAAAGAACTTGAAAATGAAACACAACTTCACGATTATGTTCCTAGCAGAAAAATAAGTATTACTCACAGACTTGATTATACTAAATGTAATTTTTATAAACTTACTTATTTAGAAGCAGTTAAGTTAAGACGCGACCCTAGAGTAAAAGCTGTTGCTTTAGAAGATAATCCTTACATAGAACCAGTTTTAGATATAGTCCAAACTGGTAATTTTGATAAACCAACATCTTTAGCTACAGGAACTGCTAATCAACATACTAATTATGGGTTGATTCGTCATTCAAACGCAACTAATGTTTTTGGTGCAGGAACAGATTCTCCTGTTGATCAGTATGAATATACTCATACAGGGGAATCAATAGATGTGGTTGTATTTGATTATGCTATGCAACCTAACCATGAGGAATGGTTAGGACCCGATGGTGTTAATAGATTTGAATGTATAGATTGGTGGAGGGTAGCTTCTGGCGGATTATTTTACACTATAGTCAATGGCGCAGAATCTAGTACAAGTACTGTTCCATCCGGAGTAACTAATGTAACAGGGTTACTTTTTCCTAATGGCACATGGAGTGTAGCACCCACTATAACTATTTCACCTCCGTGGCAACCTGGCGGCACAACAGCTCAATTTGAATTTGTTTTAAGTTCAAGTGGAACAATTACAGCAGCTAGACCTATAAATTATGGGTCAGGATATGCGCCAAAAATAACTGTTACAGGAGGGGGTGGATCTGGTGCAATAATAGAACCCGGTTCTTGGTCAGATGCAGGCGTATTAAATTGTTTAATTATTGATCCTGGCAGTGGTTATACTTCTGTACCGACTCTTACAGTTACAGGTAGACCAGGATCTAGTGGTTCAACCTTAATAGCTGAGATAGCATACGGAAAAATTATTAGTGTAGATTTTGTTAATGTTGGAACAGGTTATGCTCCAACAGCAACTTATAACGGCGGTGTTAGTATAGGTAATACTTTTAATATAACACTAAACCCTAACGGATCTTATTTGTATTCAGTATACTCATTAAGCAGAGGCGATAGTTTAGATTTAGCGGGCAGAATGCCTACTAAATATTATACTTTAAAAAGACCTAGAGAAGATTTTTTACACGGTACGCATGTTGCATCAATAATTGCAGGTAAAAAGAATGGTTGGCTTAAAAAAGCTAAAATTTACAACATGCGATTAGGTACTGACTCAATTGGTGTTACTGATTCCTTTAGATTACTTAAAGCTATTCATTCAAGAAAGCCTATAGATCCTGTTTTAGGCACACAAAGGCCAACAGTTATAAATGGTAGTTGGTCTGCAGCCTTACCTGGAATAATACCGCAAAAATATGTTTCTACCCCTGGATTAGATCCAACTACAGATACAGTTTATGCTGATAGTGCTTCTGGGTATCAGATATCTGGTTTTGAATATAGAGGGACTCTATTGGATAATAGATTTTTTATGGATCATTCTTTAGGAGCCGATGGAAAGAATAGAACCATTGAAATAAATGGAGGATGGGGTACAGAACCATCAACTGTTCCTCAAAATAGAGCAGGCATAACTTCAACTGTTTATAATGTAGGATATGGAGATGGCACTAATGAATCTTATGACGCTGTACTTACTGATTTATTTGTAGGTACTTCGGGCATTTTTTATACTAAATCAGCAGGAAATACTAGCAGAAGACAAGTTAGACCAACCGACCCCGATGTAAATAATAAAATGTTTTTTTACATAAAGGACGAAAATGATAACCCTATTAAATTTTCTTTAGGTTGGATCAATATTAATGCTCCCGCAAGTCCAAATGATGCTAATGGATCAGATATACGAGTAGGCTCGTTGGGAATATTGCCCTATTATGGCACTCAAGACGAAAGATCAGTTTATAGCAGTTATGGCGAATCAGTTGATATCTATGCAACTGGTACTTTTATAGCGGCTGCTGAAGGATCTTTAAATTCAAATATCAGAAGTGATTATATATTTTTTTCGGGTACATCAATGGCAGCTCCTCAAGTAGCAGGAGTAGTTGGATTATATGTATCCAGATTCATTGAATTATATAGGGTAGCCCCTACAGCACAGCAAGTTAAAAATGCCATGATAGATGCTGAAGTACCATTTGAAGGAAGTACGTTAATAGGTTGGGCTAAAACTGGTTCTTTATATGACCCTGAAACTTTAGCGGGCCCTGCTTCTTTAGGTAGAGCAGCAAGTGGCATAATACAAAATAAAATTTTATATTGGCCATATGGAACTGCTGCTACTATAACTACAAAAACTTATACTTTATCTAATAATGCTACTAATGGATTTATTAATGAGGGCAATACTGTAACCTTTACTCTTAATACCAATAACGTACCCGCGGGCACAACGGTAGGTTATACTATAACAGGTGTTTCGGCTTCAGATATTGATAAAGAATTGACTGGAAGTTTTACGTTAACTTCCACGGGCGGTACTACATGTCAAGCTACATTAGCAATTCTAATTAAAGCTGATGCAGCGACCGAAGGTTCAGAAACATTAACTCTCACTTTAACAGGTAGAACAGAAAGTTCTTCAGTTATAATACAAGATTCAAGTACAGCGCCGGCAACAACAAACACAGTGTATTCATTAAGTTCTTCAGTTCAAACAGCAGTTGAGGGCAACTATTTAACTATTACTTTAAGAACAAATACTGCTACAGAAAATACAACAGTAACTAGATATGCTGATGTTCCTTATGGTAGTGCGCCTTTACAAAAGGCAGACATTTATATTCCTAATGGTACTGTAGATGGCGTTGTTTACTATATACATGGCGGGGGATGGAGCGGCGGAACCAAAAATGATTTAGTAGCATTCTCTGAATCATTATCTTTAAGGGGTTATGCTGTAGTAAATGTTGACTATAGATTAGTGGGTACTGCCGGCGGAGGCAATGACGATGGTCAATATCCTAATAATATGAATGATGTTGCAACTGCTATTGATTTCGGTACAAGAAATACTAACACTGATTCTTTTTCAATTCATTGGGCTAAAGTCAGAAACTTAATAGTTACGCAAAATTTACCATGGGTAGTTTGTGGTGATAGTGCAGGTGGGCATTTAGCCATATTAGGTACTATTAAAAATGGTATTACTAATAATGTTTGGCCAGATGCAGTTTGGAATAGCGCAGGTCCCAGTGATTTAGAATTTATTGATCAATACAATGATGAAATTTTACCACTTGTATATCAAGATATAATTACACCTTATGCTACAACTTTAACTAACCAAAGAAATGCTAGCCCTGGATATTTGTATGGATCAACTTCAACACCTGGAACTTACAAAACACAAATAGATAATGCACCTACTAAATTTTATTTTGTTACAAATTTAAATGATAATCTTGTAAGTAGTGAATCTACTTTGAGATTTGCTTATAATTTACCTGATAATAGAAGAACCGTTTTTGTAATAGAACAAAAATCATGGTTGACTACATTAGAACCACCGCCAAATAATACTAGAAAATCTGCAGGGGGGATTAGTCATTATTACATAAGCAATACGTTAGATGTTTTAAGTCATAATCTGCCAATGATTTTTGGTATGTACAGAAATAAATTTTACTCGGTAACAGGTGTAGCAGCTGCATATGGTCTTAATAATGCTGTATCAGTAGCATCACACGTTTTAAATGCCAATGCCTCAGATATCATAAGATTTGATGTTAGATTATTACACGGTAATGTAGCTACTCCAACCAAAGTATATTGGAGTATTAATCCATCAAGTACTGTATCTCTTTCTAATTTTACAGATTATCCTTATAATGCTAATGATAGATTTTGTTTAGTGTCAAATTATAAACCAGGATATTTCACATTAAAGGTTAACCCATCATTCACAACCTATGGTATATTAATAATAGACGTTTATGAGGATGCAGCAAGAACTTTAAAGTTAGGAACTTCCTATAGGACATATATTAATCCTGCGGCATACTCTGCTCCTGCCTTAACTGCAGGACTTTGTAGAACAAGATACAATGGGTTGCTTACTAATATTACTCAAGCAGGTATTAGTGCATTAACAGTTGCCAATCAAACAATAGATACCAATACTATAGATCTAGGATTTAGTGGTACTAACTATACTATTAATTGGTCGGGATTTTTTATTCCCGACACTACAGAATTGTACACGTTCTATGCCGATGGTGTAGATGATGCGTTCTATCTATGGATAGGGGTAGATGCAGGCAGTGGATTTACTAATGAAAATAGTTTAATATCACAAACAGTTATAGGCCAAAACAGTCAAGCAAATGTATATCTACACTCAGGCTATAGATATATTATAAGAATGATTTATCTTCAGAATACATCTAGTGAAACGGCTACAATATCTTATTCCACTCCAACTATAGCTAAGACTACTAATTTTGCTAATAGAATTTATCACATTTCTTGCCCATAAAAAATGACTCTACCAGTAAATACTGCAGTACCATATATTATATCAGGTATTTCGTCTACTGATATAAACGGTGAACCTTTGAATGGTGATTTTATAATAGGTAGCGATGGTAGTGCAAGTAAAACTTTTTTCATTCCTAATGATTCCACAACCGAAAATGAAATTCTTACCTTAAGATTGGCTGGTACAGGTAGAACTGAAAGTATATCTGTAAATTTACAAGATAATGTAGGCACAACTGCAGTTTATGCAGTTGTTATTGATAATGCACCTGCTACAGTCAATGAGGGTAGCACTATAGCAGTAACGTGTTCTGTTTCTGGCACTTTAGTTAAAGATTTTGTTCCTTATACTATCACTGGCATTGGGGTTGGTGATTTAGAATGGAAAGGCAATGAACCGTCCGAAAAAATAGTTAATTTAACTGGCAATTTCCAATTAGCTGATAGCTCCCAACATAAGTTACGTTTTAAATTTAAAGAAGATAATTTAAGCGAAGGCGCTGAAACATTCACAATAACTATTAATCCAGATACTGCTTCTACTGCTCTAGTATGTAGACAATTCAATAGAGATCTACCAGGTAATATTTTATTTCTAGGCGATAGTATAATGTCTAGAAAATGGCCGTTTTTCGATAGAGGTAAGATAGGCTCTCAGATTAATAGACCATTGGAACAGACTCAATCATTAGATTATGACCTAGTTCCTGAAATTATTGCTTACACTTTAGATTTAGGTTACTATAATGGAGAAAGATTAAATACAGCTGCTGATGCCATAAATGCAACTAGGGTTTTAAATTCTAGTGGATATGGTGTAATAAATGAAGCAATAGGTGGTTATTATATAGGAGATCTATTAGCTAATGTTTCTACTATGGTAGCAAATGCAGGTGGCATAGAGGGCATTAAATGTGTAATTATTGGTGCAGGTGTAAATGACTTTACTACATATAAAGGTATCGTATCACCGGCTCCAGTAGATTTAGTATTTAAAGACAATCCCCTCACTCAGGCTAAATCAGAAGCTAGACTTTTACAATTAGTTAAAACTTTTACTGATAGAAATGTCGATACAATTATTTTAGGCATGCCTTACATAGGAGTAGCGGATTTCACAAATGATGCCTCATACACTGCTAAAACAGGGTTGCCATATATACCTGGGTTACCTCTAAATGATATATCCGATCATCCTATGTATGCTAATGTGGCAGCAGCTACAGGTGCGATACTAATATCAAACCTTGTAAAATTCTGTTACAGTTCGGGAAATCCTGTTACAACATCTACTAGTTTAATGGCAGATGTTGTTCATCCGAATCAAAAGGGTATGCATTACATTGCGAATAAAATAATTGATTTTATGCAACAAAGATATAGTAAGCCCTCTATAACTTTGCAATCTCCTAGATATGGCATTACAATTACTCCTACGTATTATTCTACGCCAATAACACTAGTTGAAAGAGATACTCAGTAATGGCATTATCAGCTTCAGTAGGTATTGTAGATACCTCTAAACAAATATATTCACTTACTGCGACTGATATTTCAGGAAACGCATTTACGCCTTCTAATCCATTAACAGAAGGTAACCAAGTTGTATTTAGATTAACGGTCACAGGAGTTGAACCCGGCACTTCTATTCCGTATCAATTGCAAGGCATTTCAAGTGAAGATCTTTCCGGTAGTCCTCCATTAGGTGGTAGTTTTGTTATACCTCAGTATGCTAAACCAGAGAAAACTAACTTAGGCTCCTCATCCGGATGGGTTTATGATACATCATTATATTTGTACAGAAAAAAATCTACAGATATAATTGTAACAGAGCCATTATATTGGGATAACAATTATCTAGTAGATACAGCATTACAAAATAAAGTTACAGAATTTAAAGATCAGGGTTACCAAACAGGTATTTACATAGTACCCTATATAACTACACAATCTAGTCCCTACGGTACTCCACAGAAAACTAATAGTGATCTTATTACACAAATCAACCAATCTGGTGCAGATTTTGTTTTAGTGCTTGCTGCATATGCTCCAACTATATACCCAACTTGGACACCTGAATACTATATTAGTTACCTAACTAATTTTATAACTTCCATACGAGCGCTAGGCAAAAAAGTAAAAATACTTTTACAAGGATATTCATTACCGACGTATGAATCTGCTACTACATCTTTTAGAAATTCAGTTCTGGCTCTTTCAAATGTAGATGAGTTTATAAATTTACCACCTGATTACTCAGCAATTGCTGCTGGAATAGTTGATCTTAATACCAATTTTCCAGAACAAACAATTACAACCACACAAAGTTTTATTTTAATAAATGATACCTTAACTGAAGGTACAGAAAGAATAACTCTCAAGTTATCGGGTACTGGTAGAACTGAAAGTGCGTTCGCTGATATTTTAGATACTTCTAAAGGAGCAGCAGCACCTACATTTGTACTAAGTAAAAATATAGCTGGTACTAGTATAAATGAGGGACAATCTGTAGTTTTTACTTTAACTACTACCAATGTGTCCAATGGAACATTAGTTCCATTCACCATAACACCAGGTGCTTCTAATTTTACTATAGATGACTTTGATGAGCCTACCAAATCTACACTATTGGCTAACGGTGGATTATTTGGATCATTTGTAGTTAATAATAATACAGCTACCTTTACTGTAGCCATAAAGGCTGATTTATTATCAGAAGGTCCACAATCATTTGACTTTACATTAACTAATACACCGTCTGAAACCTTTACTATATTAGTTAACGACACTAGTACTAGTGCAACTACCTTTACTTTAGCTAGCAGTACTGCTAGCGTAAATGAAGGTCAAACATTTATAATTTATTTGACAACATCTGGACCACCTTTAGCAGATGGTACTTTGGTGCCATATACTGTAACAGGTATCAGCGCAGGTGATTTAGCTACCGGAAGTTCCCCGCTATCTGGTAACTTTACTATAGTTAGTTCTGGTGAAGCGTCTTTACAATTTGATATAGCATCTGATTTAACTACAGAAACAACAGAAACATTTACTCTTACTTTATCAGGACCAGGCAGATCTGAGTCAATAAATGTAACAGTAAATGACACATCATTAACACCAACATCTACATTTACACTTTCACGTTCTGCATCCTCTGTTAATGAGGGCGGCACTGTAGCAATAATTTTATCTACTACTGGCGTTTCTGCTGGTACTAGTGTACCGTATACTGTAAGTGGTGTAAGTTCTGCTGATATTAGCGGTGCTTCTTTAACAGGCAATTTTACTACTAATGCAGCAGGTGGCGCATCTGTAGTATTTACTTTAGCTGCGGATGCTCAGACAGAGGGTACAGAAACTCTTACGTTATCATTAAATGATCGTTCAGAAAATATAAGTGTAACTATAAATGATACTTCAGTAGTTACATATGAAATTTTTACTGTACCAACTACCCAAGCAGTAAATGAAGATAGAACAATTGCATTTTATTTAAGGACTGCAGGATTACCTGATGGTTCCGTTGTACCATTTAATATTGTTGGTATTAATACTGACGATATAGATACCACTTCGAATTTAGGCGCGTTAACCGGCACTTTTGTAAATAATCCTACATTAACTACACCTAACGTATCTGGTCCTGTATATTTAACATTTAGAAATGATATAAAGAGCGAAGGCAATGAAGTAGGAACGATTACTCTTGATAATGGTTTAGCTACTAACACCTTTATTATTCTTGATACTTCTACAAGTCCACCTCTTACTCCAGGTTATTCTTTAAAAGCTAATGTTTCGACTGCTAATGAAGGCAATTCAATAGCATTTATTCTTGCTACAGTAAATGTTGCAGAAAGTACAGTTCTACCCTATACTATTACGGGGGTCAGTGCTGCAGATGTTGTTGGTGGATCATTAACAGGCACATTTACTGTAAATGCAGCAGGTAATGCTTCTACAGTAGTTAGTCTTGTACAGGATAATCTCACTGAAGGTATAGAAAGATTACGTTTAACAGTAGATGACACTACAGAATTTGCTGATGTTTTAATTCTAGATACTTCTAAATCTCCGCCTATAGTATCGGTTGCATATACTTTAACTAGCAACACTTCTACTGTTAGAGAAGGAGCAGATGTAGTTGTAAATTTAGCCACTACTAATTTAGGCGGTGGTACATTTGTTCCTTATGTTTTAACTGGTGTTACTTCCTCAGACGTAAATGTTCCTCTTGCTGGTGGCAGTTTTAGATTAAATACAATAGGTCAAGCATCAGTAGTAATTAGTGCATTAGCAGACCTAACTACAGAAGGTGTAGAAACATTAAAGTTATCAATAGCTGATAACTTATTAGCTAATATAAGTATTACTATATTAGATACATCTGTTGGGCTTCCTACTTATACATTGACTTCGAATGTTTCTGGGCCCATAGGTGAAGGTAACTCTATAGTATTCATAGTAACAACTACTAATCTACCAACAGGAACCGCCGTTCCTTGGAAAATAACAGGTATTAATGTTACCAGTGGCGACATAGGTGGTTCTGCTTTAGCAGGAAATTTCGTCACTAACGCAAATGGCGGAGCTAGTGTAGAATTTTCATTAACAGCTGACGTATTTCCAGAAGGCACAGAAACACTAAGATTTGCATTAGATCAAAGAACAGAATTTTTATTAGTATCTATATTAGATACATCTAAACCTCCGCAGACTTTTACGCTGAAACCTAGTTCTACAATAATAACAGAAGGGTCTTCGTTATTAATAACTCTAACATCTACCGGCACTATATCGGGTCTTTCCATACCATATGAAATAACAGGCACTGTTTCCAATGATGATTATACTTATGCTGATCCGTCTAACGCAGGCAGATTTATTTTAGATGCCAATGGCAATTCATCTGTAAGAGTCACTTTTGTTACTGATTTTATTACTGAAGGTAACGAAACTTTTACATTACGTTTAACAGAAAGTGGAGATTCTGTTACAGTTACTATCGCTGATTTTTCTTATCAATCAATAGTACCTGATAATTTTATTGAAGCTGTACCTGGTGCTGCATCTATAACTAATATAAATCGGGCGGGTTCCATATACCCTACAACTACAGTTTCGATCCCTATTTTAGAAGCTATATCCAACAAACCTTCATCATTTATTGAAAACTTAATACCAGAAATTAACAGATCAGGGAGCGGTAGCGTATAATGAGTATAAGAATATTAAATACGCAGGCATCTGTTAATGCTGATTCTAATGTATTGGTATTCAATAGAGCAACTAATGATGTTAAAGTCGGTGATCAAATTATTCACAACTCAATTACTTCCAATGTTTTTATAAAAGAAATAAAATCTGATTATAAAATTATTGCTAGTAATGTATTTACAAGCAATGTAACAGGTGAAAGTTTTGGATTTGCTAGAGACGAGGAACAATCTAAGTTAGTTAAATTTCTAGATGCTTACAATAAGTTTCTAGAAAGTACAGGAAATGCTCAAGAAGTTTTTCAAAATATACAATTGTATAAAGATGTTGATACTACTATAGATAGTTTACTTGAACAATTTTATAAAAATTTTGCTTACAATATTTCTAGAAATCTATTGACAGAAAAAAGAACCTTTATAAAAAGAGTCAAAGATGTTTATAAAAGAATAGGGACAGAAGAAGCTTTAAAAATTATGTTCAGAGCTTTGTATGGTGAAGAAATAGAAATTATATACCCTGAGGATAGAGTACTAAAAGCTTCAGACGGCAAATGGATAAAAGATGCCTCTATTAAAGTCAAAGATTTAACAATATATTCACCATTTTTATTTGAAAATACAATTATAAAGGGAGAAAAATCTGGTGCTTCAGCAATAGTTAGCAGAGTACTGCAACAAAATTTTAATGGTATTATTTTTTATGAATTAATATTAGATCAAAATACTATTAAAGGCGTTTTTTCAGACCAAGAAATAATTACTGCCAAAAAATTAATAAATCCACCAATCCCCATTGCTAACTCTTTTCCTGAAGTAGTTTTACAAGCATATGCTAGTATTGGAAGATTTGGAATCGGCTCTGCTATTAAT